AAATACGAAGGTATGGTTGATAAATATATTGGCGACGCAATGATGGCTATCTTTAATGCTCCTATAGATTTAAAAAATCATGAAGATAAAGCTATTGAATGTGCTTTAGAAATACAGAAAAACATGATAGAACTTAATAAAGAATTAAATAAAGAAGGACTGCCTAGTGTAGCTATTGGTATAGGTATAAACTCAGGAGAAGCTATTATAGGCAATATGGGTAGTGATTCTAGGTTTGATTATACAGCTATAGGAGACGCAGTTAATACCGCAGCAAGACTAGAAAGTTCTACTAAGGAAGTTGGTAAAGATTTAATTATAGGTCTAAATACTAAACAAAATTCTAAATTTAAGTTAAAATTGTTAAAACCGATAAAAGTAAAAGGTAAAAAGAAATCATTGGAAATATATACGTATGAGTAAAGTGTTTATAGGAATAATTGTTGTACTAGGACTCAGTACTTATTTATTGTGGAGTGAAAACTCTAAACTATCCGCACTTAACCAAGCTTTTGAATTAAGAGACCAAGAGCAAAAATTAACAATAGAATCTTTACAAAATGATTTTACCCTACAGACAGAAGGTCTGCAACAAATACAATTAAAAAGTCAGGAAATTCAAAAAGAAATGAATCGTTATATTGATATATTTAAACGACATGACTTAACTAAATTAGCTTCAGCTAAACCTGGACTAATAGAACCGAGAATAAATAAAGGAACTAAAGATGTATTCGATAGTATTGAAGAAGACAGCCGTAACATTGACAGTCTTGATGATGGCTTGCAGTTGCAGTCTGATACCCAGTAAACAGTCAGTAGAAGTTGTATCTAAACCTATACAAAGGACGATAGTTCAGCCTATACTACCTAGAGAGATTGATTTAAAAGATCCGTATTGGTATGTTGTTAGTGATAAAAACCTTGAAGAGTTCTTATCAACAGTAGAAAAAGATCAAGGTCAAGTAGTTTTTGTTGCTATGTCTGTTCCTGATTATGAGTTAATGGCTTACAACATGCAGGAATTAAAGAGGTATATAAATGAACTTAAAGAAGTTGTTGTGTATTATAGAAAAGTTACAACCGAAAAAGGGGATTAAAAATATGAACATATCACAAGAAGGGTTAGGTTTAATTAAAAAATTTGAAGGGTGTGAGCTTGAAGCTTATAAATGTGCTGCGGGTGTTTGGACAATAGGTTATGGTTCAACTAAAGGCGTTAAAGAAAATGATACTATTACCCAAGAACAAGCAGATGATTTACTTCTCCATGAAATGGAAGAGTACGAAGGCTACATAAAAGATGCGGTGACCGTTGATTTAAAGCAAAACCAGTTTGACGCTTTAGTGTCTTGGGTGTTTAATTTAGGTCCAGCTAATTTAAAATCTTCTACTATGTTAAAAGTTTTAAACAATAAAGAATATGACGATGTTCCAGCTCAAATAAAACGTTGGAATAAAGCAGGCGGTAAAGTATTACAAGGTTTAATTAGGCGTAGAGAAGCAGAAGCTTTATTGTTCCAAAATAAAGAGTGGCACGAGGTATAGTATGCCGTTAAATAAGTTTGTTTTTAAACCAGGAATAGTACGAGAAGGTACAGCTTACGATAATGAAGGCGGTTGGTTTGATTCTAACTTAGTAAGGTTTAATGCTGGGAGACCAGAAAAAGTAGGTGGGTGGCGTAAAGATACTAACAATAGTTTTTTAGGTACTTGTCGTGCTCTGCATCCTTGGGTTGCTTTAAACGGTAGTAAATTTTTAGGTTTAGGAACTCATTTAAAATATTACATAAACGAAGGAGATACTTTTAACGATGTCACCCCAATACGAAAAACAACAAATAATGGTGTTAATTTTTCTGCTACTAACGGTAGCTCTACTATTACCGTAACTGATTCAAATCACGGAGCGGTGATAAATGATTTTGTTACGTTTAGTGGTGCGGTAACTTTAGGTGGGTTAATCACAGCAACGGTTTTAAACCAAGAATATCAAGTAGTTACGGTAGTAGGTACTAATTCTTACACTATAACAGCTAAAGATACTAGCGGAGCTACAGTAACAGCTAACTCTAGTGATAGTGGTGATGGTGGTAATCATGTTGACGGAGTTTACCAAATAAACGTAGGCTTAGACGTATATGTACAATCAACAGGTTGGGGTGCTGGTGCATGGAACTCAGGTACTTGGGGTTCAGTTACTGCTTTATCTAACACTAACCAATTACGTTTATGGTCACATGACCACTTTGGTGAAGATTTAGTTATGGCGGTACGTAACGGGGCTATTTACTATCATGATACTAGTGGTGGCGTAGAAACTAGAGCCGTAGCTTTAACGGGTGTAGCGGGAGCCAACTTAGTACCTACAATATGTTTAGGCGTAACAGTATCAGAAACTGACCGTCACCTTATAGTTTTAGGTAGTGACCCGATATCAGGTACATCAAGAACAGGGGTACTAGACCCTATGCTTATATCTTTTAGTGACCAAGAAAATTTAACCGACTTTGAACCTTTAGAAACTAATACCGCTGGTAGTTTACGTTTATCAGAAGGTAGTTTAATAGTAGGTTCAGTAAAAGCTAGACAAGAGACATTAGTATGGACAGACACAGCTTTATACAGTATGTCTTTTATTGGACCGCCATTTACTTTTGGGTTAAACCTTATTAATAATAATACTGGTTTAATATCACCTAACGGGGCGGTTACTTCTCCTGGCGGTGTTTATTGGATGGGATATGATAATTTCTATGTATATAACGGTAGTGTTCAAAAAGTACCTTGTAGCGTACTTAGTTATGTTTTTGATGATATTAATTCAGGACAGGCTTATAAAATTATTGCGTATACTAATAACGATCATGATGAAGTAGGTTGGTTCTATCCTTCTTCTAGTTCAGAAGAGATAGATAGGTACGTAGTTTATGACTACAACGATAACGTTTGGACTTATGGTGAACTAAGTAGAACTGCTTGGATAGATGAAGGTACAGTAAATTACCCTAGAGCTACAAGTAACGGTTATCTATATGAACATGAGTTCGGTTATAACGATGACGGTGAACCTATGACTAACGTATTTATAGAAAGTTCAGACTTTGATATAGGTGACGGTGAACAGTTTGCTTTTATAAGTAGAGTTATACCTGATATCAAATTTTTAAACAACAGCAGTAGCGGTAAAGTGAACATAGTTTTAAAAACTAGAAACTTCCCTGGGGACAGTTTAACTACTAATAGTACTAGTAGTGTAGCTAGTACAACTCAACAAGTACACATACGTAGCCGAGCAAGACAAGCAGTATTGAGGCTTGAATCTTATGACGGTAATACTGATTCAGGTAATGATGATACAGGTTGGAGATTAGGAGCTACAAGACTAGACGTAAGAAACGACGGTAGAAGATGAGCAAACTATTAGCTACTAGGCTTCCTATATCAATGGGGGATGCTGTTGATTCTGATACGTATAACAGACTTATAAGAGTTTTAGAACTTAATTTAGGCACGTTTGACCCTGATAATACAAGGCAAATAAACCAATCAGAAAGAGATAAGTTTAAATTTAACGCTGGTAGTCTTATATGGAATACTAGCGTAGGCGTACTTCAGGTTTGGACTGGTTATACGTGGTTAGACATTGGACAAAGGTTGAATGACTTAGGTTACGAGCTTACAGCTAGTGTCGGTAGAGTTACCGTAGTAACGGGTGGTGCTACATCCATACAAATAGGAGTGAATAACTAGGTATGGGAACTCTGTATAGACTATACAGTTCAAGAAGTTGTATATATAATAAATACATGAACATAGGAACGGTGTAATGGGCGGTTTAAAAAGTGCATTCAAAAGCATAAAAAGGTTCGTAAAAAAGAATACGAAAGAGATCGCCACTATAGCAGGGTTATTTATTCCTGGAGTTGGTCCAGCATTAGGTGCTGGTATCGGTAGAGGTATAGGCGGTTTAGCTGAAGGCGAAAAATTAGGTGAAGCAGCATTAGCTGGGGCTGGTGTGTGGGCTGGTGGTAAAATGTTGGGTGGAGCTGGTTTCGGTTTTGACGCTTCTGGTAAAGGTTTTACAGGTAAATTTATGGCTGGTACTCCTGGAGTTAGTAGTCAAGGTTTAGGAGGATTCTTTGAAGGCATAGGTGCCAACGCATATAACGCACTAGCACCTGAAAGTGCAAAATTAAAAAATCTTACTGGTATAGGAGACGCTTTTAAAGAGTTAAGTTTTTTAGAAAAAGCTGGGGCTGGGGCTATAGGAATGAGCGGACTTAATAGTCTCACTAAAGGAAAACTATTAGGAGGAGATGAAGAACTAGCCACCATGCCTGGACCAATAGACCAAAGCGGATATCTTCAACAAGGTTTAACTCCTGCTCAACTAAGTGACGTTTATGGTACTCAGGGCTCAGGTACGGGTATAGCGGGTAGTATGTCTAGTTTAGCACAAAGTTATGATTATGACCCCGTTAACTCCACTATAGCTGAACTATTAAAACAACAAGATGAATATGAATTAGCTTTTCCTGAGTTTGCTAGGGTAAACGTAAAAGATGGCGGTCAAATAGCTAGGCTACAAGATGGTGGTGAATTACCACAAATGGATTTAAGAGAACATGGCGGAGATATTGAAGACCCTGAAGGTTCAGGGGATGAAGATACAGTACCCGCATTATTAGCAGACGGTGAGTTTGTAATGACTAAACAAGCTGTAAAAGGAATAGGAAACGGTGACCATGGTCAAGGTATAGCTCAGTTATACGCTATGATGGACATGAACGAAAATAAAGCCCAAAGTATGGGTTTAGGTAGGGCATAAATGGCAGAACAAACAACAGGACGTACCGAGAGTTTACCTCCAGAGTATTATAGACAGTTTATGGCTGGTGTCCCAGGGGCGAATGTTCCTGGCATATTGCCTATGCTTAATCAAGACTTAGTCAATAAGCTACAAGGTATAGGCGTGGCGGGTGCTAACCCATATACGTATCAAGGTCAAAGGATAGCTGACTTTACTCCAGCTGAACAAATGGCTATGCGTATGTCAGCTGAAAACGTAGGCTCATACCAACCTTATTTTGATGAAGCTTCAGGTATGGCTAGACAAGGTTACGGTGATGCTAGAAGTAGTGCTGCTGAAGGCATGGATTATATGCGTCAAGGTGTTGCTGAAGGTGCAGCAGGTATAGGCGAAGCACAAGGTTTATTAAGGCAAGTCCCAGGTATAGCACAAGATGCAACGTATGAAGGGTTAGGGGCGTTACGTGGTGGTCAAGATACTTTAGGTAGAGCTGGTCAAATGATTGGTGGGGCTGGGGTAGATTTAAGCGGAGCAATGAGTGAAGTAGCTGGTTCTAGACCAGATTTAGGTCAGGCACGTAATTTA